ACACTTTGAAGAGTTTGATTGACGTCTGTATTTACAACAACAGTTATTCCAGATCCTTTTAATTTATTTGCCACCAAATCAGTTAATCTTTGAGCATCATCTTTTTCTTGCCTACCATCTATTCCTATTGCTCCTGAATCAACGCCACCATGCCCTGCATCCAAATAAACTTTCATATCACTTCAGCCTCCTGAATTTTTTCAACATTTTCTTTTGAATCTTTAGTTTTCTGAATTACATCACTAGCATCCTTAACAAAAGATAATTGACTTATAAGCATTTCATTATCAATTATTCCCTGCAAATTCTTGATCATATTGCTTGTTTCGAAGTCGTTGGTAGGTAAGTTTCTCTTGAATACTGCGTCTACTTCATAAATTGGAATAGTTTGCATTCTAGAAGCTGTAGATAAAAAGTTATTATAAAGTTCGAACCTCTCCATTAAGCCTTTCTCAAAGTACCTTTCTTTATTCTTGGTAAATTGCTCGAAAGGAAGAAGTTTAAATCTAAGAGCCACTCCAGAGCTATTACCACTAAACTTTTCGTCACTCATATTAGGTATCATCGAAATTTTATGAATATCTTGTTCTAAATTATTTCTCAAGATGTCCATATCTGCCTCGTGCAATACCTTTGTAAGATATTCGACTCTACCATCTTTTGGAATACTAGCTAAAACACGACTACTTTTTAACAATTCGAGCTGTTCTGCAGTGAAATCGAAATCATACATGCAAAGAATGGCATCAACAAGCTGTTCTTTGTCGTTTATGCGATCTGATTGTAGGATGTTATAAGCATCAATTAAAGATAATACTTTTTCAAAATCTCCGACTTCCTCAGGATTATTTCGGTATTTTATTAATGGAGTTTTACCAAAATTATGTTCTGATCTATCAAGTTCTGTTAATATTTTGTTTTTGTACTTGTAATGCACTATATAGTTATCGTCTAAGTAAATCACATCATAATAATCTACAGTCCAATCGTTCATCAAACCAGTGTAAATTCCATACTGACCAATTGGCACTTGTTTTCCAATTCCTCTATAAATAATTCCAAAAACCTTTTTATGATCAAGAGTATTGTCATAAGCCAGTACGCAATTTCGATTGTCTATCTTGGATGATCTAGGTTGAGCCTTTTCATCTGCATAAACGTACTCATGCTGTATTCCATAAATACTGGAGTTTTTAGCTATTTCAGTATCCAAATCATTGATAGTCTGTTGCTTATAACATTCTAGTACTTCTGATATTTCATAATCAGACACATAGTCAACGGGATTTCCTAAAAGATAACCAGTAGCGGTGTCAACAATATAAGATGCATGGTTAATAACTAACTTATTATTTTTGAGAGTGTCATTTTTGAACCTCTGAAGTATAGCATGCTCACCCCGATAATATTGTTCTAACGTGCTATATTTTGCTATCATAAATCCATTGTACTTTATCATGTCGTCAATAATCTGTGGTGTAACTTCGGTGTAATCATTAGTCAATATAAACATGATTCACCTCTTTTTAATAAAAACCTAAATCACCTTTAGACAAAATTTTAGGTTCGAATTTACCAGTAATTTTTTCAAATATTGAAGCCAGAACATCGGGAGCGTCATCGTGAGCATTTTTAGCTTTCCTTTGATAATTAAAAATAGCTCTATAAAATTCGGGATATCTGAATTTCCATCCCAATGGCATATAGATATGATTATTAACCCAACCTGAAGAATTGAGTATGCGTGATTCTTTGTTTGTAGTCTGCGGAACTGCTTTTATGATTGTTCTATTAGTACCATGTTTATCTCTTAAAATTCTTTCAACGTTTCTAGCAAACCCTCTACCTCCATTATTACTCTCGATTATCGATTCGTTTACTTCAAAATCTAAAAGCATTTTTGCAGTTTTTTCTTCTGTTATTTCCATTGCATCATCTGTATATAAAACGTCTAGAATATAAGCTTCTTTCTCATAAACAATATAATTTATACTACATAGATAATCTCTACCAGTATCTGCAGTATCGGTCTGATTGTAAATTTTATTGTACTTAGGCAAGCTATCCCATTCCTTAAATTCGCCATAAAGTCTACCTTTAATATCTATAGGTTGTTGTTGATAATTAGCTTCTCTTATATCAATGTTCATCTCCTTAGTTATCAAATCATAATTTTTTCTATTAAGAATTTCACTACACAACATAGATCCATCGTCTTGAATGGCTTTATAAGTTATCTTTTTTACATCCTTATAATTTTCAAGAATTTTACCAGCTAAATCATTTGTAGCCCATCTATTAGCAACTATTATTACTTTCCAGTTGTTGCCCTCTAATCTCTGCATCATATTCGAATGAAACCATTCCCAGTGTTTCTCTAATGCTCTTTCGTTATAAGCTTCTTCGGGATTTTTTATTAAGTCATCACATAATAATGTTGAACAACCATAACCAGTAGCAGATCCGCTTGGTGATGTAGCTAAATAATTTTTCTCTGTATTTCCTTTCAAAGACCATAAAGAAGCTGACGAATCACCCTTTTTAATCGTTGTATTAGGGAATATGTCGTTATAAACAATTTTTTTGCCCGTCTTAGTAGCATCTATAGTATCTCTAACTTGTTTTGCAAAGTTAGTAGATAAAATTTCATTGTAAGATGCTGTCATAATTTTTACTTTTGGATTTCTACCTAATAACCAAGCTGTAGTATTGGTAGCTGTGTAAGATTTTCCGTGTCTAGGTGGCATATTTATTACTAAAAACTTTTCATCATCTGATTCTAAAAATGATTGTATATTATAGCATAAATCTTTTAAATATAGCCTATCATCCTTATAAAAATAAGGGTGCATAAGTTTGCAATATTCATAAAGACTTAATCTAGCTAATTCCTTTCTGCACCCTAATCTTAGTGCATCCTCATTGATTGTAAGCAATTTTCATCAACTCATCGTAACTTAATTTTGATATTGCATTTGAGGTTTCATCCGATATTTCGACCTCATCAGTAAACATTTTTAAAATCTGTGCTAGAGTTTTAGCACAATTAATTCTGTCTCTCATCAATACCTTGCTATTAGCAATAACATTGCAAAAGAACTGCTTTAGCCACTCCCTTTGCTCCTCCAGAGTCATACTTTTAAAATCAACATAATTAATTATTTGACTTTTAATAAACTGTTGCTTAAGCCTGTAACCATTTTCATCAGGATAGAGAAAACCTGCTACCCTTGCTGATTCTGTAGCATTACCGCTGATATTAAAATAATTTATAAACATCCTTTCGGCATGCTCTAACTCTTCAGCTGTCATATCTGATCTATTTTTTAAAACCATATTCTCACCTCCTTAATAAGAATCAAAACATCTACGGCACATAGTCAAATACTTACTATTGCCTCCTATCTCTACCTGGTTTCCGTCCTTTACTACCCGATTTCCCTTTCCCAAACGGGCATTTCTTGTCGCCTTGTTCCCACATTTGCATATAGTTTTCACTTCATCAATATTATCTGCCCAAGCTAATAACCACTTGCTACCCTCAAATAGTTCGCCCTTAAAATCCGTCCTTAATCCATAGCAAATTACCGTTACATCATAATCATCAACTAAACTAATTAGTAACTTTACATCTTCCAATTTCAAAAACTGAGCTTCATCTACTATTACAATTTCATATCCTTGTGCATTTTTAACACTTAATTTATCAAATAATAAACACTTAGATTCTAATCCACATCTAGATTTGATAATATCTGATCCATCTCTGTCGTCTATGGCTGGCTTAACTAATAACGATGATCTATTTCGCTCTTTAAAGTTGTAATGGAGCATCAATGCGTGTGCTGTCTTGCTTGATCCCATTACCCCATACCTAAAATGCAATTTAGACATAGTAAATCTCCTTAAGTTAATGGTATATAAGGCACAACATTAATATTATCGGATCTACCTGATATGCTGTTTGAATTGAATTGTGCGCTGAATGCATATCCAGTTGCTGCCAATTGAGAATAAAGAGAAATTGAACCCCAGGCAGGCGACGACTCTCCATATGCAAATAGCATTTTGCGTGTGTCTATTTGTTCTATTGTGTTTTTTGATGTGTTACTCGCATTAAATACAATTGGAGTATCGGCATAAAATGTTGTGCTTCCTGTTAAAGTCAAGACACAAGACGTACCATAATAATTGTTTGTCACATCCGTATATAACACCATATATTTACTGTTTGTGGCGTCATAAGGGGCAACGGCTGTATAAGTTACCCAATTTGTCGTGAATGCTACTTCTGATCCCGCTGACACCGTTGTACTTGATACTGTTAAAACTATAGCCGTCCCTGTAATCCCAAGAGAATAACAAACAAGAACCTTATCTGTTGTTACTTGAACAATAGACTTATATGTAGTCAATGTTGATTTAAAAACAAGAGGTGTGCCAGCTGTAATAGTTAAAGTTGAAACAGTCATAGCACAAGCATTAGCATAACTATTTGTACCAGTATAAACAACTATAGCCTTATCGGTATTCAAATTAGCTACTGCAATATCCGAACAAGAAGTACTTGCGAAAACTACTGGTGTTCCCGCTGTAATCGTAGTTCCAGAAACGCTCATAGCACAAGCCGTACCATAACCACTGTTTCCAGAATCTCTATAAGCTACCAAAACCTTATTAGTTCCTATTTGACAAACTGAATGATAAAAACAATCCCCTGTTTCATAAGTTTTTTGAGAACCTACTGAAATTGTAGTGCCTGAAACTGATAAAACATTAGCTACACCTGTATTATTTTCCCTATAACATACAATAGCCTTATCGGTATCTAATTTTGCTATAGATAAATAATCTGCACTTGTTGAACTAAAAGAGACTGGTGTTCCCAAAGTTGCCGTAGTTCCTGAAACTGATACTACAACTGCTCTACCTAAATTGAATGTTGCATTCTCTGTATAAACTAATATAAATTTATCTGTTGAAATTTGGCAAAGTCTAGAATAAAGCAAGGCGGATGTAGCAAATTGCGTTTCACTGCCTACTCCATACCGACTATAAACTTTATCGTCAATTAATCTGACTAACTGTTCACTTAGTATAGAATCGAACGTTTCTTTTAAATATATAGTTGAACCCAAAGAAGATAAAGCGGTATAAACTCCACCACTTGTAACTAAATTCCCGCTGTTTTCAGTAACCGCTGTATCTACTTGTATTGAATCCTGTGTTGCTGTAGTCCCGCTGATCTGAGTTCTTGTATAAGCGTACGTTTTAGCGTTCGTTCCACTTGTTATCTTATCTAGTTTTGGATATACTGCCCCACTGGTAATTAAATTTGCACTACTCTCACTTGGTGTTGTCTCGATTAAGACCGACCCTTGTGTCGCTGTCGAACCTGAGGTTTGCGTATGAGTGTAAGAATAAGTTTTAGCGTTCGTTCCTGTTACTATTTTGTCTACTTTATTCAACGCTCTGAATGTAGTATATCCGCATACCGTATCATCCGAACGTTCGTCTGTGATATTAGCATTTGTAATTGTTGTGTACCCATTTGCTAATGTTACTTTTGCTAAAGATAATTCCCAATACGTTGTATTTTGTGTCAAACTTGGGGCGACTGGCGACCCTGACGGTGTACCCTGCAAAACTGCAAACTCTATTTTTCTGTCGTCATAATTCAGTCTTGCCACGACTCGGTCAATTCTTGTACTACCTGATGTATTGGTTGTAAAAGTGAGAGTTGAAATGGAATCCGCATATATTAAAGCACCTTTAATACATACTGCACCAGTAGCTATTTGCACACTCCTTGCTGGTACTGTGGATTCAGCAACTGCTAACTCATTCAGAACATCATCAACCACACCACTGTCCCCTAAAGCATCAAAATATGTACGCCAATCATCTGATCCATACTGTCGGTCGCCTGCAACAGACGTGAATGGAAATCCATAATCGTTGATATTTGCCATTTATACCTCACACCGTTTCTACAACACTTAGTCGTGAAACGAATTTTTTTAATTTATCGCTTAATCCTTGTGTTGTGCTACCAAATTCTGGTATCACTTGACTTTTATTACGTTCGTGAATTTCTGTAATCTTGATGATTTGTTTATCGTAATATGTATTTTTATCTATAACGATTGTGACAATATCACCCAAATCATAATCTGTCCCGTACGTGTATTGTCTTTCGATAACTTCAAATTCAAAATTATCAATCACTTGATTGTCGGACAAATTTTGTAAAGCTCTTTCTTGTAACTCTCCTGTGTCTGATATATCTCGTGCATCAACAAATAATTCTTTCCGTCTGTCTCCTGTTGCCGCCACCTCTACAATTGTTCTTGCTATTCCTTCACCTTGACCACCTGCATAAACATACGTTTTTTCGCTTAAATTATCCACAACACGGGTATATGTAGATATGTTTCCATATTCAGATCCAAAAAGTATTTTAGATTCTGGTGTCAAACTACCATAACTCTTATCCACTGCTTCATAAACATTAAAAACAAAAGTGGAATTTAGCACGTCAAGTATTAGTTTCCAACTTAAACTTTCTGGTAATAAAACTCGCTTAATTTCTTCGGCTAAATTCTTGTATCTGCTTCCTTCTGTAATTGTTGTGCCATATCCGTTATAAGTCCCTAATGCAATTTCATACTGCACTCTATTTGCATCTTCTGGATTGATGGTATTATTGTCTACCCATCCACGTACAATCTGCTCCCTTGTCCCTGTTATAGTATCTCTTTCATCCCCTGTCGGTGGTATTGTAATATAATCTCGTAATAAGGATTCAATTGCTAAACAGTCAATTTTGCGTACTATTATTCCATTTTCAAAAACTTCTTCAATACGTTCAACTATGTAGACACGGTCGAAATCTTTTCCCAACCACACAATAGTATTCAATGTAATCAATGATGCGTTTGTAACTTCTGAATTAATTTCAATATGCATAGTGCCCATTTCATTCCAAACTCTTGTTAAAACTATAGAATTGTAACCGTTTAGAATTGCTAATAGGTTGAAATCCAAATTCATTACATTTAAAGACTTCATTACTACACCCCTACATATCTGTTTTTGTATTGAATAATAGCACCCACAATTTCAGAATTTTGACTCTCTATTAAAATTTGATTGTTACCTTGTGCCAACAAAAAGAATTCTGTTTCTGTGATATCTATATAATTAAAAGCAGACACAAAAACCTTTGTTGATATCGTCTCTTTTAAAACATTTGTGTTCTCTGTGTCGGTTGTAATAATAAGTCTTTCGTCGTTTGTTAATCCTAATTGAATAACTATCTTTTCCCCTGTGGTCATATTGGTGATTCTTAATGGCCCTTCAAATTCCCCATCCACCTGTACTCGTATAGGTGCTGCAACGTCTCCTGTGTTTTGTACAATAACACCCTGAATATCTAAAACGTCAAATTCAAAAGTATCTGTAATGTTGACTGCAAAACTAAACAATAATTGTCCAGATCCAACCGTTGCTGAGGTGTAATCAACGTCGGTATAAAGCGGATTGAATGCTTCAAATATTACCAACGATTTTTGAAAAGAACTACCACGTTCCGATCCGCCTGGTAAGGTTGGTAATACTTTCGGTTTGACTGAGTCTAAAATATAGGTAATACCATCCCGAAAATATTGTAATTGCCCCATACCTAATTTTGGATTAAGAATTTGATTGAGTGACCTCATATCGGAAACAACCGTATTAGAAACAATTGCAAATTTCAACGATATTATTTTAGCATCAAAATATGGTGTGCCTATAGCTGTCTCTCCGTCTTGATACGGTGATGCTACTGTTTGAAACGATACACTGTTTGCACCCAAATCATCAACGGATAACCATAAATATTTACTGTTTTCGGAAAAGGTTGCTTCCTGTCCTATAGCATTTACATATTTTAAATATTCCATATTACCATCCCATCGCTAGCTGTTTATTTAGCACCATTATCTCTTTTACCGCTTCAGCTGCTGAACGGACGTTGATTGTGACGTTACTCTGCATGTTATTACTATAATTGTTATTTTGACCGTAACCATCCGTTACCGCCTTTCCCAATCCGCTTGATGCTTTAGCGACATTATCGTAAGTATCATCG